TTTAAAAATGGTTTGGTTATTGCTGAACCAAATCTAGAACAACAACCAAAATATTATTGTAATACTTAATTTATCAAAATGAATATATCCGAGATGGAAAAAATTGATTTTGAATAAAAAATAATAAAAACTAAAAAATATTAAAAACTAAAAAATATTAAAATTAAAAAATTGTCACATTTTAAATCTTCAATGGTGTAAATGGGTTTTTAAATACTATTTAGCAAAAAAAATGTAGGATATAGAAAAACATATAAATACATAAATATTATATTATATAAACTAATCTAATCTAAACTAAACTAATCTAAAGTAAAAAAAATTGATTTTATTTTTTGTAATTATTAATAATATTGAATGATAATTGGGATATACAAGGGGACATTTGCTCCATTTACATATGGCAATTTACAGGTTATTAAATTAATAAGTCAATATATTGAAAAAAGTAATGATGATTATGAAATATGGATTCAATTAGAAAGTCAAGATAAAGTCGTTGATAAATTTAATCAATTATATACAAAAGATGAAATAAATCATAAAATTCCGAATACACTTAACTTTTTATCTCCAGAAACTTTTAATTGGACACGACGATTATTAACTGTTGTTTATATGATAAATTTTTATGAACAATCACATAAAATAAAAATTATAGAAACTGATATGGAATCATCATCATTAATTGAAAAAGCAATGAATATAACAAATAAACCAATTTATTGGATATCTTCATGTAAAATAAACCAAAATAATGATTTAGATGATGAAGAATATCAAATTATTAAACAATTATATTCTGAACAAAAAATTGTTGGTGTATCTGTTGAAAATCTATTTCAAAATCAATTACCTGAATCCGATTTAATACGGAGAGATTTAAATTATGTAATTAATAATTCTGAAAATATTAATGACAAAGTTAATAGATTATCTGAATTATTATATTATCCTGAAATATTCGATTTTTTAACATGTCGATTCATTATTATCTCATCTACTAATAATCAAATTCGTGATAGTTCAATCGAATTTATTAAAAATTCTATTTCCGATAATTCTCATATATTACATTTAAGAGATTATTATTATCCTTCTGAATATTTACAACTAACCGACATTAAAGATAATGAGGGAAATTATATACCAGATTATCGTCATCCTTTTACAATTGACCAATCCAAATTATTAACAGATTTAATGTTATTATCATCAAAATATAAATCAATTATTATTGAGGGTATTCAGGCAATTCAAATTCAACCACTTTTAGATTTAGCCGTAGGTGTTAATTTAATAGTAAATGATCCTGTTAAATCTAAATTTGCTATGTGGAAAACACTTAAACATTCATCTGAACAATCAGAATGGATTAAATATTCCAATTATTGGAATGATTATGTTATTCCAAGAATAATAGATATTCTAAACATTTATAACAATATTCCATCTTACAAACAAATTAATAAAATAGACCAATAAAAAAGACCAATAAAAATAGACCAATAAAAATAGACCAATAAAATAAAAATTGAAAGTAAATGATAATAATATAAAATAATTGAATAATCAAATAATTGAATAATAATAAATAATTAATAAATAATATGGGAAATACATATCCGATAAACATTACATTTGAATATAATTCTGAATTATGTGATACAATGAAAAATCCAATGGCAACTGATAATTTATTAATAAGATTTGAAGATTATTATAAAATATACAAACTAAATATTATTTTTAAAATTTTTAAAAAGAAAAATAATTCTAGAGAAATTATACATAATTTTAAAGAAAAATTACCTAAACTTGAATCAGGTGAAATATTAAATTTAAATTTAATAGGAGATAAAACTTTTATTCCAAATTTCCCACTCTCATTCTCAAAAACTAAAACCGGTTATTTAGTTTCACATTTATCATATAATCACGAATCTATATTCGAATTTGAAACCGATTATAACTTAATTAAACAACTTGATAAATTATGTCTAGAATTACTTTCTACACTAAAATATAATGATTAATTTTCTAGATTAATTTTATTTTTCTTTATTTTCTATAATTTTAATAATAACACTAAGATAATATGTCATTTTGTATTGAATTTATATCCGGATTATATATTGGTAATTCTAAAGTAGAAGATATACGATTTATTAACAAAAAACGGATTTCTGAAATTATTTATGCTGACAAAGATTTAGGATTTATTGGTAAATGGCGTGGATATGCTAGTCATCTTCAAGAAGAAGTTAAAAAATTTGAACAAGAAAAATCTCTGGAATATTTACGCAAAATATTAATTAAAATTAATGATATTCTAGATAATGGAGATAAAATATTAATAATTGATAATACTGGTGTTAATTTCTCATCTTTAATTGTTTTATCTTATCTTGTTAAATATGGCGAAATTACATTACAACAAGCTATTAAATCATGGAATAGTAAAATTTCGTTTGGTATTAAAATGACTAATGATTGTCAAAATGTTTTACATAATTTTATTACTAAAAAATAATATGGAATATGAATCACAATTTCTCAAACATATTTATGTCATAAATTTAGAAAGAAAACCTCTTAGATGGACTTCAATTCAAAAATCATTAAATAAAGAAGGTTTATCCGGTAAATACAAACGTTTCAAAGCAATTGATGGTAATAAACTTACTAACAAAATAATTCAAAATAATACTACTTTATTATGTAGAACATTATTATGTAATAGAGGTATGATAGGTGGTGCTATGTCTCATCTAAGTTTATGGAAACATTTTGTTGATATTGTCGAAAAAAATAATATTGACAAAAATAATCAATGGCTTTTAGTTTTCGAAGATGATGCCGAATTAATTCCAAACTATAAAAAACATATAATTAATTTGGAAAATGAAGTTAATTTATTAAATAAAAATAATCATAATATTACATTAATTAATCTAAATTGTTTAGGTGATTGTTACCCAAAAAATAAAAGTATTTATAACAGTTCAATTCATAATTTAATACCTAATTTACCATTTTATACAAAATACAAATCAAGTCGTCAAATTTCCAAAAATTTATCTGAATCCGGATTTGCAGTTTCCTTTCAAAATTATTTAATTCGTTATACTGGTGCTAAACAATTATTATCATTCATTCAAACAGAGAAAATTCATCATCATATTGATGTTATGGCGAATAAATTTACCATTCATAGTACAATAAAACCATTCGTAATACATAATGGATTAAATGATAGTTCAATTCAAACTATTTCATATCCATATTTACCAATTTTATTTATTAAATTATCTGGAATTGATTTTCTAAAAAATATTAATTTTACATTTTCTGTAATCGCATATTCCATATTTCTGGATTTTAATATCAATCATTACATATATATTTATTTGTTAATTGGTATGATTTTTTACCTATTCAGTATATATAATAAACAAAAAAAATTTTACAAAATATTTATTTATTTTATAATTCTAGATATGATTGTCTATATTACATTTTTATTTATCTTACTGTTGAAGAATATAACTTCCATAAAATAAATCCAGTAATTCCCTTAAAACACAACTATATTTACTATGAAATTTAATCATATCTTCCCATTGTAAAGCATATAATAAAGAATTACTTTCATAACATTTTATCGGACCCAAACCAGAAAAATTAGCATATTCTTGATTATCATTATCTTCTTCCGAATCATATCCAGAATCATTTATTTGACAATTTTTAACAATCGGATTAATTATCACTCTACCACTCATATAATTTAGTGTTGGTGGTTCTTCATCATCCTCCGGTTCTGGTTCTGGTTCTGGTTCTTCATCATCCTCACTATCTGTTATTAATTCAGGCATATCATCAATATTTCCTTTACGATTAATTAATTCATCAAATTTTTTACTTGTATGTTGTAAAATATCATCCAATTTATTAAATTCCTTATATTTTTCTTGAATATCTTTCGGTAAAGATTTTTTATCATAAATATTATAATAACTGTCATCAGTATCATTAAATGGTGTTGGTGATGGTGGTATATATGATAAACCATCATATAAATTATCTAATTTATTTACAAAATCATTGACTTTTGAATCAACGATTTTAATTAAATTATGTTGTTTATACTTCTCTTTCATTTCCTCTTTCGAATTTAAATTTAATAAATTAATATCTGTAATATATATTGAACTGGTAACTATAAAATTATTTTCAAAAAATATGTCAATTTTCGGATTACAATCCGCACATTTATAACCATGATATAATTTTAAATCCCCATTTTCGTCATATAATTGAACATTAATTTTTAAAAAATTATGAACTGGATGGTAATCAATTAAATGACACTGTAGCATCATTATATTATCATCGTTATTCTCAAATATATTATCTATTGGCATATTCTAAATGTATTTGTATTTTTAATAATATATCTATTTTATATTAAACATTGATTCAATTTTTATATTATATCATACAAGACAAATAAATATATTTTGAATAAGTAATACAAAAATTGATTTGATAAACATTATTTTATATTTTTTATGATAATTTTACAACTTATAATATGTCGAATAATATTGAATTCAAAGGAGATTGTTTTACTAAAAATGAATTTTTACAATATGTTAAAAGGAAAATCGATTCAAAAACGGATATTAATGAAATAAATAATGAAGGACTATCACTATTAATAATGGTTTCTAAATATTCAAACGATACTTCATCTCTTGAAATCATAAAAGAATTAATAAAATCAGGAGCTAATATTGATTTACAAAATAAAGAAGGTTGGACAGCTTTAATGTTAGCTTCCAAATATTCAAACAATGATTCGTCTCTAGAAACAGTTAAAGAACTTATTAAGAGTGGAGCTAATCTTGATTTACAAAATAAAGAAGGTTGGACGGCTTTAATGTTAGCTTCTAGAGATTCAAATAATACTTCATCTCTTGAAACAGTTAAAGAACTTATTAAATCCGGAGCTAATTTAGATTTACAAAATAAAGAAGGTTGGACAGCTTTAATGTTAGCTTCTAAATATTCAAATAATGATTCGTCTCTAGAAACAGTTAAAGAACTTATTAAAAGTGGAGCTAATTTAGATTTACAAAATAATAAAGGATTAACAGCTTTAATGTTAGCTTCTAAATATTCAAATAATATTTCTTCTCTAGAAACAGTTAAAGAACTTATTAAATCAGGAGCTAATCTTAATTTACAAAATGATAATGGATGGACAGCTTTAATATTAGCTTCATGTAATTTAAATACAACATCATCTCTAGAAACAGTTAATGAACTTATTAAAAATGGAGCTAATTTAGATTTACAAAATAAATATGGGAATACATCTTTATCTTATTTGGTTAGATATTCAAATTCATTAGAAATTATTAAAGAAGTCATTTCTAGAGGTGTTTCATTAACAAATTTAACAAAAAATATAGGAAAAAAAAGTGTAGAATACAAATATAATGGAAATAGTTTATTACATCGATGTGTGATTGGTATTATAGAAAATACATCTTCATATGAAATTTTAAAATATCTAGAAACATTGGAAATTGATAAATCTTTAAAAAATCAAGAAGGTAAAACATATAAAGAATATTTAATAAATTATAAACGTTTTTATGTGGTTTCAGAATGTGAAATTTGTTATAATAAAATAGATAATATAATAACAATTTTACAATGTGAATGTAATTGTGGTAGAGTGTGTTATAAATGTTCTCAAGTATTGAAAGGAAATAAATGTCCATATTGTAGAAAAATATTCAACGATGTTTACATTTTTAATTTTATTAATTGAATTTTATTAATTGATTTTTTATTAATTGATTTTTTTTATATTATATCATACAAGAAAAATAAACATATATAGCATTTTTAGATAAATTATATTTAAAAAATTGATTTAATAATCATTTAATAAATTTATTACACAAGTTTATTAGTTAACGACGACAACAAGTTTATTAGTTAACGACGACAACAAGTTTATTTACACCCACGATGGATCATGTATCTGGAGATGATAACACATTGATTTTGTCAGTTGGGATATTTCCCGATAAGCGTGATGGTCAAGCATTGTTTTTGAGACGTAAGAATCAAGAGATAACAGACAAAACAAAGTCTCGATTTCAAGATTTTGTATGGGATCGGGAAATTTCAAATACTAATGGAGATGAATCAATTCGCACAGTTGCGATTCATAACAACATAAGATCAAAAGATTCAACCGAACAAACATATTATATTTCTAAGTATAACCGAGCTTATGATTTTAAATATTATGATCCACTATATAGCGTGTTCAGTAGTATTAGTGAGAATTTTACGTACGATCTTGTTGAATTTACATATCAAGAACTTCGGGATATCATTGACAAGTCTTCTCAGGATAATGATTGTTATATTCATAAGACTTATTCGATTGAAATTCCGATTTATTGCCAAACATAAATTTACAACTTACTATCTTTGATTTCTTTTTTTAATTCTACAAAATCAGGGTCATCTTCTAAATTTATATCACTATCATCATCACTATCTAAACTTGAATTTTCAGATTGTTCAAGAGTTTCTAAATCTTCAATTGAATTTAAATCATCATTAAGTAAATCTTGAATATGAACATCTTCTTTGGTATTATGTTCTTGTTCAACAATATATTCAGAATCTAATTCAACTTCTGATAAATCATCAATTGATATATCGGAAGAATCAGATAAGTCATCATCATTTGATTCTGGGAATTCAATTTCTAATAATTTATCAGTATTTAAATTTTCAGATTCTAGAGCAAGGAAGAAATTTAAATAAATAGGTGCTTCTGTTTCTTCTTGATCATTTTCCAAATTAGATTCATATTTCTTAATTTTTTCTTGTTCTGATTGGTCTAGAATTGGTAAAAATAAATTATAATTATCATAGACTGGAAAATTAATAATTAATGGAATATCTTGATTGATTTTCTTATAAAAATCTTTTAATTCTTGTTCTTCCAAATATTCTAGATATAATTTTTGATCATCATTTGAATGTAAATTTTGATAATTTGATAAATTATCATCTGAAATTTTATTTAATTTATATTCTTGAAAATGCGAACTACACAAATTATTTTGATATATTTCCTTTGAACATTCGGGAAATATACATGTCATATCACGTAGTTTTTGAATAATATTCCATGATGTTCGTAAATATGATATTCTAATTAAATAATCGTGATCTGGACTTGTAAAACACGAAACATCAAAATCATCAAATACAATATTATTTGCGAAAAGAAATTCTTCAATTAAATTATAAAATAAGTCTAGAAATAAATAATCTAATTGATATTGTGAAATATCATTTGAATTAGAAATATCACGACTTTTATCTTTAATTTCTTCAATTGATTCTAGACGTTGAGAAGTTAATTTAATTTTAAGACGAAAATATAAATGTCTTTGTGGGGATTCAGATTCTTCCATTATTTAAATTATAGATTGTTTTTTATTTATTTTTTAGAAACGAAATAAAATATATTCTTGGAAAATAATAAAAACAAAACATATGTCTAGAACAAAAAAATCGACATCAAAAATAAGACAGAAAAATTTAACAAAAAAAATAAGACATAAAAAATTAACAAAAAAAATAAATAATAAACAAATGGGAGGAAACGTAAGTAAAACTAAATTATGTCAATGTATTGATTATGATTTTGACCCAGAAAAAAAATTATTAATTGTATCTGGTGTTAATGGACATAAATGTAAACGTCCTGCTATTAACGGAACTAATTTTTGTGAAAAACATCAAAATTGTCTAGGATTTTTAAAATTATATCGTAGTGGTTCTGAACCAGAATATAAACCTGAAAATTGGAGTCATAAAAATATTCAAAAATCTCATAATTGTTATACTTATTTCTTAAATAATCAAATCAAAAGTCTTCAAAAAAGATGTGACCAATTATGTCCAGATGGTAAAAAATGTGGTGGAAAATGTGCTGATTTAAAACCACAACCCGGTGATTTTTATCTATTAGTACGTGATGGTAATCTTAAAAATAAAAAACGCACATATAATTGTCAAGATATGGAAGATAAAATATTACGCGATAATCCATCTATTAAAAAATCTAAATTATTAGAAAAATGCCCAAAAAATAGTTATAAAGGAGCTTTAGTAATTGACCCAGACCATACATATCATTTTTATCGTCAAGATTCAAATGGTATGTGGAGTCATAAGCCCGGAACATTAGCTGTTACCAATTTAGATGCCTCTGACCAAGTAATTTATGCCCCTCATATAGCTGACAGAAACTATGCTAAAGATAATAATAATAACGACGCTATCAATTATACTGAATTTTGCCGTTATTATTGTGTTCCAGATAATAAAATTGTTGATTTACATTCAATTTAGATTATACACAATCAATTAATAAAAATCAATTAATAAATTTAAAAATGTAAACATCGTTGAATGTTTTTCTACAATATGGACATTTATTTCCTTTTAATACTTGAGAACAATTATAACACACTCTACCACAATTACATTCACAATGTAAAATTGTAATTGTATTATCTATTTTATTATAACAAATTTCACATTCTGAAACTACATAACAATGTTTATAATTTATTAAATATTCTTTATATGTTTTACCTTCTTGATTTTTTAATGATTTATCAATTTCCAATGTTTCTAGATATTCTAATATTTCATATGAAGATGTATTTTCATTAATACCAATCGCACATCGATGTAATAAACTACTTCCATTATATTTATATTCTTCGTCTTCTTTTTCTATATTTTTTGTTAAATGTGTTAATGAAACACCTCTAGAAATGACTTTTTTAATAAATTCTAATGAATTTGAAAATCTAACTAAATAAGATAAACATGTATTCCCATATTTATTTTGTAAATCTAAATTAGCTCCACTATTAATAAGTTCTTTAACCGTTTCTAGAGACGAATCATTATTTGAATTATATGAAGCTAACATTAAAGCTGACCACCCATATTCATTTTGTAAATCTAAATTAGCTCCACTTTTAATAAGTTCTTTAACTGTTTCTAGAGACGAATCATTATTTGAATATTTAGAAGCTAACATTAAAGCTGTCCAACCATCTTTATTTTGTAAATCTAAATTAGCTTCGGATTTAATAAGTTCTTTAACTGTTTCTAGAGACGAATCATTATTTGAATTATATGAAGCTAACATTAAAGCTGTCCACCCATGATTATGTTGTAAATTTAAATTAGCTCCACTATTAATAAGTTCTTTAACTGTTTCGAGTGAAGAAGTATCATTTGAATATCTAGAAGCTAACATTAAAGCTGTCCACCCATATTCATTTTGTAAATCAAGATTAGCACCTGATTTAATAAGTTCTTTAACTGTTTCTAGAGACGAATCATTATTTGAATATATTGAAGCTAACATTAAAGCTGTACATCCATTCTTATCTTTTTGATTTAAATCTTCTTTTGATTTTATTTTATTTTTGACATATTTTAGAAATTCATCTTTAGTAAAAGAATGTTCTCTGAAATTAATGATATTTGACATATAATAATTTATAAATAATAAAAAATATTATTATTATGATTATCAAATCAATTTTTTTATATTTTTTTACTATATATTTTATTATATTTTTTAATAATTTTCAAGATCATCTAATATAAAGAAAAATTGAATATAAGTATATAATATTATTAATATTGTTTCATAAAAAATAAAGAAAAATAAATAAAGAAAACATAATGTCAAACGAAAGTATAGAACAAACCTATCCAAAATTTGAAGCATCACCAATAAGTGTTTCAACAATGACATTTTTAGGTAATTTAAATACTACTATTAATTTAAATATTCTTGCTCGTTTTCTAAATTTAGTTTCTCCAGATTCAGAATTAATCGAACAATCATCACATGGATATCCAGTGTATATTGAATATTATCGACTTCTTCCACAAGGTGAATATTGTGGAAAACGTAGTAAAAGAAAGAAGAAAGAAATTCAAATTAAAAATACTAAATATAATGATATTGATGAAAATGGAGATGACTTGATTAAAGAAATTAAAGAAAATAATGAACATAAAGAAAAGAAAAAACCTGCTAAAAGACAATTTAATAATCAGGCAACAATGATTTATAGATTTAAGGGTAATAGATTAGTTAATATTAAGATATTCAATAATGGGAAATTACAAATTACTGGTGTTAAATCAGAAGAAGAAGTTAAAAAAGTAATTAGTGAATTAATTCCATTATTAATAAATACCAAATACAATCTTCAAGAAAATAAACCATTAAATGGAGTTGTTAATCAATATTTATTAAGTAAAACAAGTGATAATAATTTACAAGTATATAGATATTTAAAAAATATGACATCTGATGAAGATATTTATGATTGGATTCCATCAGATGATAAATATTTAAATACATTAAATAAACCGGAAGACTGTTTAACAATTCCCAAACCGAGTGAAATTCATTTAACAAATTTAGAAATCGTTTTAATAAATAGTAATTATAAAATTAATTTTAATATAGATCGAAATGTTCTAGCATATATATTATCAGTTGAAGAAGGAATATATTGTTCATTTGAAGCAAATGAATATCAAGGTGTTAAAATATCATATTATTGGAATCAATCACAAAAACAATCTAAAAAATATGGTATTTGTTCATGTGATGTTCATTGTCGAACAACTAAAAATAAAAATAAAAAATCATCAACACCATGTATATTAATTACAATTTCTGTTTTCAGAACTGGTTCAATTATTATAACTGGGGCTCGAGATATGGGACAAATAAACGATGCTTATAATTTTATAAATAATATAATTATTAAAAATATTGAAAGGATATACCAAAAACCTGATAAACCAAAAGAGAAAAAACAAGTTGGGCGTAAGAAAAAAATAGAAAAACAACCTATTATAATTACCTTAATGTCTCCACTGGAAATAATTAAAATGCGTCTCAAAGAAAAAGATCAAGAAAATAAACTTCTGAATAAAAAAATCGATAATAAAAAAATCGATAATAAAAAGATTGATAATAAAAAAATTGATAATAAAAAGATTGATAATAAAAAGATTGATAATAAAAAGATAGTTAATAAAAAAATTGATAATAAAAAGATTGATAATATACAGAATGATACAAAGATATTATTTTCATAATTAAAATTGAAATTAAATATTTATAATTAATTTAAAATAGATTGATAAAAGATGGCGTTAATGTATATTAGGAGTCAAACTATAAATAAAGTAAATGAAGTTTATTATAAATCGTTGGGGGATTTTTTAGGAATATTAGCGAGTGATCCAAAATTCTTTCTAGGAAAGAAAACTCAAGAAGAATTATATCAGGAATTTATTATTGATGGAATTATAAATAAACGTAATTTATTAGAATCTAAAAATAAATTAAATAAAACTATTCAAGAAAATCGGAAAAAAAAATATAAATTAAATAAATCAAAAACACTTAAAAATCAATGTATAGCTTATATTTCAAAAGATGGAATAAATATTCATAGATGTTCTTTAGAAACTGTTGAAGAAGAAGATTATTGTCATGTTCATATAGATTCTACATTACCATATGGTGAAGTTTCTTTGTCCGAAGAATAAAGCTTTTTTCTGATTATCTGATTATATGTTTATTATGCTTTTTTAGGTTCAAAAAAACGTGAAAATAAATTGACCAATTGAGTTAAATTACGAGTTTGTAAATATAATGTAATTGGTTTATCTATTGCGGTGAATGTCATTACAACACCTTCACCACTTAATATTGCGGTTTTCCATGTTCCAACTTTTCCAAGAGTATAATTAACATTTTCATCACATGCTAGAAAATGACCATTATCTACTTTTAATGATTCACCTTTTGGAATAACTTTTTTAATGATTCCACCATATGCGGATACCCAAACATATCCATCACTTGGACTGGTAATATCGACCGATAATTTTGTCATAAATACATTTTCATCAACAAATAAATTTCGAACTCTTGTTTTAACACCAGTTTTGACATTATTTGTCGCAACGGTAAAACCATCATTTGAAACATACATTCCTGTTCCAGGTTTAATTTTTAGAACAACCATATCACCCGGCATTTTAGGAGCAAATGTTATTTTTTCACCAGTATCTGAAACACCAGTGTAATTAGTTGTAAAAAATGAATTACCTGTAAGCATCATTCTTTTTATTCCAGAAAAGAAACCTGAACGATTTGTTGAATCAGTGTTCATTTTCCCATCCATCCATGCCATACATCCAGAATTACAAAATACAGTTTGTCCCTTTTTTAAAATCATTGAAACCGCACTAAATGAATTATCATATCTGATTTTATAAGCTGGTAAAATATTATTTTTATCTATTGGTTTTCGATATGAACGTATTTTTTTCTCGGTTGATTGACTTTGTGATAAGTTATTTCGAGTTTTCGTTTTTGAAGGCATTTTGTATTATATTTATATTAGAAAAAATTGAATTTTAAAATGAATAATTATCTAAATCATTTATAATATAAACATTTTAATTAATATAAACATTTTAATTAATATAAACATTTTAATTAATAATAAACAAATAAATATGAATAACAATGATGAATATGATGTTCAACTTCAACAAATTTTAATGATATTAGCACAAGAAGAAAATAAGAAACATGGTAAATTTCAAGTTCAGGATAATCAAGATAATTCATCTAAACATAATCAAACTAATATTAAATCTGATAATACACTAGATAATAAACCTTTAAAAAATCTAAATAATTGTGGTTTATGTAATAAAAAATTACCATTACTCAAATTTGAATGTCGATGTGGATTTAATTATTGTAATTTACATAGAACACCAGAAACACATCAATGTTCATTTGATTATAAAACACATGAACGTAAAATACTTGAAAAAAATAATCAAAAAATTATTAATGATAAATTAGAAAGAATCTAAATTGAGGTTATCACATTAAAAAAAAAATTGATTTAATTTTTAATATATTTTAATTAATGACACTTCATAAATATAAATATCACAACATAAACATGGCTTTATTAACTGAATTTAGAAATAATCACGAATTTTATCGTAATACTGTTCAACTCGTAAAAGTTTTACTTACAAAGGGAACTCATTGTTTATCCGCTGGAACTGGTGAATCCGAACTTATGAAAGTATTTACAACTGATCCTCCAGAATATTTTTCAACTAAAAAGAAAAAACGAATTTCTCCAAAGGAACGTAATCGACGTCGTAAAAGTTTTTGTAATAGATTCTCTCTCCGAGAACCTTATACGGCTGCTCGAAATTATTATTTACAAGAACGTAAAAAACAATTACTTTCACAATTTCCAGATGGCGAAAAAACAGGTAAAGAATTAAATGAATTAGCATCTGAAGATTGGACAAAACTTCCAGAAGCTAAGAAACAAGAATATGAAGATATGAAAGATACACAATGGGAAAAATTTTATCAATCGGTACGAAAAAATGATACATCAGGCGAATTTATTAAACTTTGGGTAAAACCGAAATCACCACCAAATGCTTTCATTTTATTCCAAAATGATATTCGTGAAAAAGTTAAAAAAGAACATCCAGAAGCAAAATTATCTGAAATGTCTAAAATCTTTGCTGACAAATGGAAAGTATTAAGTTCAGATAAAAAGAAAAAATATGAAGATCAAGCAAATGAACTTCGTAAGGATTTTTTAGATAAAAAAGATAATGATAAACATGATGATGAAAATCATTCTTCACCTTCTCCTTCACCTTCACCTTCTCCTGAACCAGAAGAAGAACCACACACTAAAAATAACAAATCAAATGCTAATAAGAAGAAACCTGAAGATAATAAGAAGAAACCTGAAGATAATAAGAAGAAACATGATGATAATCCTACACCTGAACCTGAAGAAGAATCAACACCTAAGAAATCAGATGATAAAAAAAAATCAGATGATAAAAAGAAATCAGATGATAAAAAGAAACAAGATAATAAAAAGAAGAAACCAAGTCATCTAGACGATGATTCACCTCTTTCAGATAATTAAATTAATTTATTATTTTAATTTATTTTATTTTTTTATGTTTCTAGAACAATTATGATTGGGTATATTTTTCTTGAACCAATTTAACTTCAGAATCCTTTTTTTGATTGAGAATTCCAAATTCCAAAGCTTTAAAAGCATCTTGATATAATCTTTGACAATTTATATAATATTGACTTAATAAAGTTCTGGCTTTTTGTTCAACTTTTGTTAAATCTTTTCCACCTAAATTAGCCAATTGATATTTATCATCTTCTTTATCATAATGAACCAAATAATCATTTAATAAAGTTAATAATTTTTCACTTTGTATTCTATAATGGTCTTCTGATTTTTTTACTATATCTTTAAATTCTGAAAAAAATTGGTTATTTATGTCTATTGGTTGATCAATCATTTGACAGAAATTATCTCCTCCTAATTCATTTGGATTTTTTGGTCTTAATCTTAATCTATATTTTTCCGGTATTTTTTTAATATTTTGGTATTCTCTTAAAAATCTAATAAATCTTCCAACCGCTGTATTATTATTATTATTATTTTCCTCATTTTTTTCATCCAATTCCTCAATATTTTTATTATTTTCATTATTTTCTGGAATTTTATAAGAAGTTTTATTTTCTTCATCATTTTTCATACCTCCAAATTGTCTTGGTGGCATCTTAAAATCATCACTTATTTTTTCTTCTTGTTCATATTTTTCTTGTTCATTAAATGTTTGATTTTCCATATTTCCAACTGTTTGATGTTCCATATTTCCAACTGTTTGATGTTCCATACTTCCAACTGTTTGATTTTCCATATTTCCAACTGTTTGATTTTCCATATTTCCAACTGTTTGATTTTCCATATTTCCAACTGTTTGATTTTCCATATTTCCAACTGTTTGATGTCCCATACTTCCAACTGTTTGATGTTCCATATTTCCAACTGTTTGATGTTCCATATTTCCAACTGTTTGATTTTCCATATTTCCAACTGTTTGATTTTCCATACTTCCAACTGTTTGATGTTCCATACTTCCAACTGTTTGATTTTCCATATTTCCAACTGTTTGATTTTCCATACTTCCGACTGGTGGTAATTCTGGTAAATTTTGTATATCTTCTTGAAAAGATTCATAATTTGGAATTGGTTCAACAGGTTGAATATTGGTATTTGGTAAATCTGGTAAATCTGGTAAATCTGGAAAAGTTATTCTAGATGTATAATTAATTTGTTCTTGTAATTTTGAAAGTTCCATTTTAAATGTTTCAAGTTGTTGTCTAGAATTTTCATCAATCATTTTTTTAATATCATCACGTAATTGTTCTCGATTTTCTTGTGATGGTAATTGTTTTTCTTTTGTCTCTTTAATAACATTTGACAATTCATTTATTTTTTGAATTAAATCATTAACTTTACGATTAATTTGACTTGTTTTTTGTGCTTGTTCTTTTGTTAATGAACTAGCATAATTATTTAATGCTTTATCTCTAATTTCCTTAGCTTCCTTTTCAACGTCATTAATTTCATTTTCAATCGAATTATCATTTTGAGGATTTCTAGTCCCAAATGTTTCATCTGGTAAATCAACAGAAGAGAAAATCATATATTTTCCAAGTTCTCTTTTAAATTCATCGAACTCCTTTTCAATACGTTCCTTTTCAACTGGATTAACTGAATTTTGTGCTAAATAAAAATAATATAAATTTAATAATTCTTTTATACCAGTTATTTTTTCAACAGTATCTGGATAAAGAGAATCATCACAAATATTTACTTTCATTTGACTTTGATCATAAAGGGCTTTAACACGTTGATAACACATATTATTAGCTGGATTTACAGCGGATAAAATAGATGCGATTAAATTAAAATGACGTATATAAACTAAAGCAAGTTCCTGACATAATTCTTTTTTATCATATGAATTATTATTATTATGATTTTGTAAATTTGTTTTTTTCCCAACATAAACATCTTGATTAAGCGTATCTAGATAAATTTTATTAAAAACTTTTTCAAGTTCACTTGAAAGAAAAATAAATGATTTTTGACATTCTTTAGCATTTTGAAGTGCTAGAACATCTAATTGTTTATCATTTTTATTTTTAGGATCTAAGTTTGATTTAACTAGGTCATTTGCGATTTTGTTAATTTTATCTTGAAATTCAATTATAGTATCTGGAAAATTTTTAGTTTTCAATCCTAACCATGCTAACATATTAAATTTATTATTATAATTTACTATTATAAAATAAAAAAATAAAAAAATTATCTATTCATTTTTCTTTTGTTTTCCGTTTTCCCTCATCAGAAGCGGTGCTTCTTCTTGTCTTTTATTCCCTTCTTGTGGTGGTTAGACATGTTTCTGTTCTTGCGAGAACATGAATCCAATACTGTGATATCAATATAATCATCATAATAGTAATATGGATAAATACCATCGTTCGTGATATCTTCTCCATTAACAATCAAATCCCAATTGATTCTTTCTCTTTCTTCTTCCCAACACACTTGTTCCCTAATAAGTTTTTTTTGAAGATATAATGGAAGTTGATGAAATGACTTATCTTGTAAATTTTGTTTTTCAATAAGATTAATACGGTGTGTATATTCAAACTTATTGGACATCTCCCTGTGGTGTTCAACAATCTTTTCTCCAATTTCATTGTTAGTCAAACCATTGACACACATAGATAGAGTTTGATTTAAAAATCTGTCATCTAGGGAAAGGTTCCCCAAATAATCAGATTTTAGAATATAACCGTAAAGAATATTTTTTGTTTGTTCAATACAATATAGTATATAAAAGGTAGATTCAAATGTTTGTGATGTTCGAACACGAACCTCACCATTTAGACGATATTTTGTCTTCTTTGTTCGAACACCATCTGAAATATACTCAATGGTTTCATTTTCCTCACAATCTATTTCACATTCTGAAAGTTGTTTCCCTCGAAAAGGGGTCGAGAATGGAAATGAGGTATGATAAAGAAACTGATAAGAACCACATAGATTTTCAATAAAATCATCAACTTTGTGATCGGGTTTCCTTTGAACATATAAGAAACCTACAAATATTGATAATGGGTTCTCCATTGGATTTACAGAAATGGGGATAAATATTTATTTATAATTACCAT